ATGACTGCCGCGGCAGAACGTATGGCCAGAATTAAAGGAGACATAGACAAATCTGGTGTAGGAGTTCGTTTGCAAAACTTAGGTTATAGTTTTGAAGAACAAGCTGGTTTAGTTTCTGAAGTAATGGGAAATTTAAATCGTTTTGGTAAAGGTCGCAGCTTAAGTGATAAAGAAATAATGCAGGAGACAGAGAAGTATGCAAAAGACTTACGTTTACTAAGTGCGGTAAGCGGCGAAGAAGCCAAATCAAAAATGCAACAAGCACGTGATGCCGCAAACAATTTGGCATTCCAAAATAAACTAGCAGAGATGCCGGCAAAGCAAGCAGAAGAAATTCAGAGAGCGATGGCAGCAATGAGTCCAATGCAACAAAAAGCTTTTATGGAAATGCAGCTTTTTGGAACGGCGATAAGCAAAGAAAGTGCCATAATGATGTCAACTAATCGTGGATTTTCACAAAGCGTAAGTGAATTCAGCGATAAAGCCAACAAGGGTATACTAACACAGGAAGAAACTCTTAAGATACAAGCAAACACTAAAGAATTAACGCTCAAAGATAGAAAAAATACAAAAGAAATAGGATTAGCTGGCTTTGCGGGTAAGGGAGGTTTGGAAGGCTTATCTGCTAGTATGAATCAAACTTTTGCAGAAGCCGCAAAGAATTTAGATCCTGAACAACTGGCAAAACAATTAGCAACATTAGGTAAAGCAGCAGAAACGCAGGATGATCTAACTAAAAAATTCTTAGCCTCAGAAAAGGCATATCAAGATTCCATGGTAGGCTTGCAGAAAATGGCGATAGAACACATGGATACATATGTTTCGGGACTTAAAGGAATTAATGAAGCAATATCCAAACAATTGAATGATTCAGGTTCCATTACAAATTCGCTAATGAGTGGCATTGGTGATGTAATAACTACAGTTGTTGGAGCCATGATTCCAGGACTGTTGTCTAAAATACCCAGTATCTTTAATAAATCTGGACAAGGTGGGCCAGAGAGTTTAGGTCCAAGTGGTGGCGGGTCTAGTCCAGCGGGTGATGGAGGATCTGGTGGGCTGCGTCAAAATAAAAAAGGTCAATGGATTACAGACAAAGGCAAATTCGCATCACAAGCGCAGATTGCAGAACACATGGCACAATCCGGGGGAGGTAAAGGTCTTGCAGGAAGAATTGGTGGATTTTTAGGAAACCTAGGAAGTAGAGCTGCTGGATTAGCAGGTGGTCTTGGAACTACTCTTGGTACTAGCGTAGGTGCAGTAGGAGCAGGTACATTGGCTAGCAGTGCATTAGCTGCAGGTGCAGCAGGATATGGAGCCGGAACCTTATTAAATGAATATACCCCAATACAAGATTGGCTAGCTTCTGGAATTGACAAAATTACAGGGATAGAAAGTAAGGGAAAATCCTTAACCGAACCCACATTAGCGCCAGCAACAAGTCTAAGCTCGAAAGCAACTGGTTTAGCACTCGCTGCGGGAAGTGATACATCTTCCGGAGCCGTGCAAAAAACTTCCGAAACAACGGCCAAACTGGCACAGGATCAACTGGACAGTGTACGCAGCGGCGTAGATTTAAACGCCCAAATATTAGCAGAGATAAAAAATAGTAATAGTATTATGAAGCAAATGGCTGCTAATATGGCATAAATATTACTGGAAATATATTATGAAAACCAAAGACATTGTAAGATTGGACGAATTTTGGCCCTTTGGCAACAAACAAGATAAAGCTGCGGCTGCAGAACAGAAAAAAGGGCAAGATTGGTTGTATAAATTAATCAGCCAAACTTACAGTGCTTGGAATCAACGCCTAGGAACAAATAAATATACACCAGATGCTACTGGTTTTAACAAATTTAAAACAGAATTTCTAACCCCATTGAAAAACTGGCCACCAGATCCTGAATCTTTTGACAATCAGTCAATATACAAATATATTGAAGCTTATCACAAACAATTAGCAGCAGAGGAAGATACTGCGCCACAACCCTCACAACCCCCAAAAACCTCACAAACGGTACAAACAATCCAAAACGTTATTAAGGCAATACGATCTTTGTCTGTAGAAGAAGCTGGTGAATTGATAGATGAACTTAGAGCAGATGGATATAAAATATGAAAAACAACAAACGCTCGATCAAAGAAGGACCATTTGATTTTCTACGTGGACTAGCCGGAAAAGCAAAGAAACGACCGGCACCAGCTACACAAACGAGCCCTGCAATAACTGATTTTGGAACGGTGGGTGCTAAACGAGCAATGGCTAGAACTGCACAACCTACCGCAGCACCGGCGCCAGCCACTCCTTCTGTACCCACTGCAACAACTGTCACTGAACCTATTCAAAGAGTAGTTACTGCACCAAACCCAGCACAGAAAACAAATGCTGAATGGGCGCAATCTGCAGGATTTGCAAGTGTAGCTGATTGGTACAATGATATCAATAAAAAAGCCATGTCACCTGACCCAAAAGTCGCAGCTCAAGCGCAGGTAGATTTGAGAAACTACAAGAAGAATGCCGAAGAAGATAGAGCAGAACTAGAGGCGCAAAAAGCCGCAGCACAGCAGGCAGCTCAACCATCAACGCAAGCAGCACAACCAGCACAGACAGCTCAACCAATACAAGCAACTGCGGCACAGGCTCCTAAACTTTCAGTAAGCGAGATTAAAGAAGCAATGCTCAAATTATCTCAAGCGGAGTTTCAACAGGCTGTTCGAGCGTTACAATATGTGGTAAGCAAAAAGACCAAACCCACACAAACACAACCTGGGAAACAGCAGGAACCAATTAGCATCGGTGGTCAAAAATTAGATCCGAATAACCCAAAAGACGCCAAATTGATTGCGCAGATTTCGGCACAGCCTAATGCACCAACAGCACCAACAGCACCAACAGCAGCAACCACTGCTCCTACCATGGCATCTTACACCGAGCCAATGTCAACAAAAGGCACAGCTTCAATGGCGGCACCTGCGACGGCGGCACAAATAACTCCTACTAAGGTTAAGGCGACGGTAAATGCAACCCCAACAGCTCGTTCACCGAGCGAAATGTCCCAAGCTGATTACGTGAGACAATTCCAACAACGGCAAGCAGCCGGAGAATCTCGTGTTACTCGTACAGCGGAAAATGCATTGAGTATGTTTGAAAGCTTTGTAGCTAATCCAAAAGCAACAAAGCCCAAAGCCGACCTCAAACAACTAACCGAAAGTCGATTGGTTAAAAAGTCCAAGCCGCAGCCAAAAGTAGCCAAAAAGTCAGTAATCCTGGAATCAAAAACATCCAATGACATTATGGCACTTTGGAAAAAGATGGACCGTTAAGAGTTGTTTGGCTACCACGATGAGTCTATAAATAGCTAATATATTGAAGGATTCATCGTGAGCTGGAAAAAGCATTTTAAAGTCGTAGAGATTAACAACGTAAGCCCACTGTCTAATGCTGGGCAAAACGTTAACGATTTTGCGTATAGAAACTACCAATACCAATTACCAGAAGTTTATATTGGACACCCCAACCGACTAGATCGTTACAATCAATACGAACAAATGGATTGTGACAGCGAGGTCAATGCGGCACTGGACGTGTTGGCTGAATTCTGTACACAATCCAATAAAGAAACACATACACCATTTGATCTCAAGTTCAAAGAACGACCTACTGATCGTGAAATCAATATACTTAAAGAACAACTACAAACTTGGTGTAATCTAAACAAACTAAACAAGCGTATCTTCAAACTATTTAGAAATACTTTGAAGTATGGAGACCAAGTTTTTTTACGTGATCCGGAAACCTTTGAACTTTATTGGGTAGAAATGAGTAAAGTTACTAAAGTTATTGTGAATGAAAGCAAGGGCAAAGAACCAGAGCAATATATAGTGAAAGAAATAAACCCTAACTTTCAAAACTTAACAGTCACACAGGTTAGTACTAGCGATACATTTGTCAATCATCCACAGGTGGGTGGTCCCAGTGGGGCTTATGTGCAACCCAAGACGCCTTACAGTGGCGGCACACGGTTCAGTCATGCACAAAACGAATCCTGCATCAATGCAGAACATGTGGTACATTTTAGCTTAACTGAAGGCCTGGATGTAAACTGGCCATTTGGTAACAGTATATTGGAACAGATTTTCAAAGTATTCAAACAAAAAGAATTGCTGGAAGACAGCATCATCATTTACCGCGTACAACGTGCCCCTGAGCGTAGAGTATTTAAGATTGACGTGGGTAATATGCCCAGCCACATGGCCATGGCATTTGTTGAGCGGGTAAAAAATGAAGTTTGGCAGCGCCGCATACCTACACAAGCCGGTGGCGGCAGCAATATGATGGATGCAACATACAATCCATTATCTATAAATGAAGATTATTTCTTTCCAGTGGGCGAAGGTGGTCGTGGTAGTGATGTAACCACTCTTGCCGGTGGTCAAAATCTAGGTGAGATTGACGACCTGCGTTTCTTCACAAACAAATTATTCCGTGGCCTACGTATACCCAGTAGCTATTTGCCTACTGGCCCCGAAGATGGCACACAAGCATTTACCGATGGCAAAGTAGGAACCGCACTGATACAGGAATGGCGTTTCAATCAATATTGTAAA